GAAACATAAAGCGATTAGAGAAGGACTCGCCATGTTATTTGTAGCCTTGTTCATTCTAGCGCTGTTCTGGTATCTGCTATTTATTGTGGGAGTGTGGTGATCTTATGAGTATTGCGCGAAAGTATATTACATTGCGGATGGGCGGGGGGGCTACTCCCTGGTATTTGTCAGGTGGAGTCGCCCAGTCCAGCCTAATCGCGGCATGGTCGCCAGCCGGAGCGGCCAGCCTTGCGGCAAGTTATCTCCGCGTAGCTGGTTCAGGCGGGAATGCAAATCTTGACCCGGCTGTTGTTGGCGGAACCGCGCCCGCGTGGGACACGGTAAATGGATGGAAAGGCGACGGGTTAGGAGCGTACCTAAAAACTGGAATAGTTATCACTGATGACCAGACGCATTCTGCCATTGTGAAGTTCTCAAATAATCCAGCCGTCACAACGTCTGCAATTTTTGGTTTTTTTAGAACAACCGGTGGAACATCTGCGTTTATGATTCGCGCATACACGGCGCGCAACTATTGGTCCGGAAATAAACAGTATTCTGTAGGCGGGGCGTTAGCAAGCGGAACATTAGCAATTGCCGGAAGAAACGCATATTACAACGGGACAGCAGAAGCCGCACAAATTGACGCGGGAACAGGAACGAATCCGCTAGAAATGTATATTTTGGCGCTCAACAATAACGGAACGGCAGCGACGTTTACGGGAGCGTACATACAAAAAATAGCGTTTTACAACACGATTTTGACTGCCGCGCAGGTTTTGGCAATAACAACGCACCCTTAGTTGGCGGAGCGTTACCGCCTTATCAAACGCCAGCAGTAGCGGATTGGATTGTTTCGCCATGACAGAAATTACCTTTTTGGGAAAGCTCATAAATGCACTAAAGAGCCCCGCGATATTGCCAGGGTCTAATTTGGTGCTATGTAATGGCTCTCACAAAGGAAGTTTTATAAACACGCTGACTAACATTAGCGTTATACCGAAGGCGGGAGAATTACCAATTATTGACGGCGGGCTGGTAGTGAACGGGTCAGATGTGGTTTTTAGAGACTTGGAAATATGTTTTACCGGATGGACATTGAGAGTATCTACCGAAACCGGATCGGCCCCATCAGATATTCCGAGTGCGGTGCTGGAAATCAATGCCGCAAGCTGTAAGTTTATAAATTGTGTTATTCACGACTTCCCTGTGTTGGGTTTTTGGGCATCTGCCGTAAACGCAGAAATGTACGGATGCGTCGTCTATCATAATGGATGGAGTGCGCCAGACAGAGGTCACGGACACGGAATATACACCCAGAACAGCACAGGCATAAAAACGATAAAAGATTGTATTGTTTTCAACAACTTTGGCTGGGGCATACACGCGTACTCGTCATCAGGGGCCAACCTGAAAAACTTAGTTTTTGAAGGAAATACATGCTTCGGATCAGGGAAACTTCACTCTTCTAGTTATCCAAATTACTTGCTTGGCTCTGGTTCTGGTCAGGCGGATAATTGCCAGTTTTTAGCCAACATGAGTTACGGCGCAGGCGGTTTGCAGTTTTACGAAGATGGCGCGTCGAACGTGGTTCTTACCGACAACTATATGCCGGACGGGATAACGGGAATATACACGGCAACCACAGAATCCGGTAATTATTGGGGGGCGGAAGTTGGCAACCGTGTTTTTGTAAGGCCAAACGAGTATCAAGCCGACCGCGCAAATGTGACTATTTATAATCAGGATTTAGCTAATTCTATAGCTGTCGATCTATCGGGCGTGACAGGGCTTGTTGCGGGAGATAGTATACTGGCCCGCAATGTGCAGGATTATTTCTCAGACATACAGACATTAACCCTTGACGAAAACAAGGTAGTTATAATCAGCACACAAAACAGAACAGTCGCCGCACCGGTTGCGTGGACTGCCGCGGCATCCACCTTTCCGGTGTTCGGATGCTTTATAATTGAGAAAGCATGATAATGCGCAACCTTATCGCATTCTCCGCTTCGCTCATCGAATACGCCCGCTATCTGACCGGCGTCATTCTGTGCGCAATAGGTCGGCACGACTGGCGCGCGGTTCGTCCTGTCTATGGCGCGTTCGTGGCGTATGATGACTGCGGGCGCGATGGATGCGAAGAGAAAAGGAACTTTATCAGACGATGAAAACATTTTTCCGAGACGTAACGGAAACCTTAAAATACTGGACTGCGCAAAAGTTTTGCGAATGGTTCGGGCATTCGTTTTATGCTAGGCGCTTTCACGGTCGCTTTCGCCGCCCGTTTATTTGTCGGCGTTGCGGCTCTTGGGAATACAACGTTAACACGCACACAGGAAAGCAGGTTGTAATAAAATGAGCGAAGAAGCCGCGCCCCGAAAGCTGACGAACAAGCAGCGGATATTCATTGACGAATATCTCCGCTCGTTCAATGCTACGCGGGCGGCGATTGCGGCGGGCTATAGCCCAAAAACAGCGCGCAGTACCGGCTCTGAGAACATGACAAAACCCGACATAAAAGCCGAGATTGACGCGGGCCTTGCTGAAATGCAGATGACCGCCGATGAAGTAAAGATTAGACTTGCGGACATGGCGCGGGCTGATATTGGCTCGTTCCTTGACGTATCGACTACGGGCTGGAATATCGACCTATTGCAAAGAGACGAAGCCGGGGAACTTATCAGAGACGAACACGGCAAAGTAATCAAGCGACCAGACACAAAGCTAATCAAGAAAATCAAGCAAAAGGTTACGACCATCATTGGTAAAAAAGACCAGGATGACAAAGAAATTATTGAGACTGAAATAGAGCTTTACGACGCACAGGCCGCGCTCGAAAAGATTGGCAGACACCACAAACTATTCACAGATAGCATAGACGTTACCAGCGGCGGCGAAAAACTAGAGATTGTTGTAAAATATGCCACAAGTGATCGTGACGTTACCGACCCCGCACAGTAAGCAGCGGGCATTTATTGACAGTCCCGCCAAGCGCAAGGTTATCAGAGCCGGGCGGCGCGGTGGTAAAACTGTCGGCATGGCGATCTTGGCAGTAGAGCGATTCTTGCAGGGAAAGCGCGTTCTGTATGCCGCCCCTACCCAAGACCAGATTGACCGCTTTTGGTCAGAGATTACGCGGGCGCTAGATGAGCCAATTCAGGCAGGCGCATATTACAAGAACGAGACGCGCCATATTGTCGAGCTGAAAGGCACAGAGCAGCGCATCCGGGCCAAGACCGCCTGGAACGCCGACACATTGCGCGGCGATTATGCCGACGAACTAATCCTAGATGAATATCAGCTAATGGACGAAACCGCATGGTCAGAAGTCGGCGCGCCAATGCTCTTGGATAACAACGGTAACGCGACGTTCATCTACACCCCGCCGAGCCTGCACAGCCGAAGCGCAACAAAGGCGCGCGACCCGCAACACGCCGCAAAGTTATGGAAACGGGCGAAAGAAGATACATCCGGGCGCTGGGCGGCCTTCCACTTTTCGAGCCGCGACAATCCGCACATTAGCGCCATTGCGCTCGAAGAGATTGCTAAAGACATGACGCAACTAGCAATCAGGCAGGAAATCGAAGCCCTGGACATCGACGAAGCGCCGGGCGCATTGTGGAAGCGTGAAGCAATCCAAGACAGCCGCGTCACAAAGCACCCCGACTTGCAGAGCGTTGTTATTGGGGTTGATCCGTCCGCCACGTCAGGCGGCGATGAAGCGGGTATAATCACGGTTGGGCGCAATGGCGAAGATTATTACACCCTGGCCGATGATAGCGTACAAGGAAGCCCGGAAACATGGGCGCAAGCAGCTATCACGGCCTATCATCGTCACAAGGCAGATTGCATCGTTGCCGAAAAGAACAACGGCGGCGAAATGGTTGCAAGCGTAATCAAGCAGGCGGTAATCAACGCTCGCGCGAAAGACCCAACGATTGGCGAAGTCCCTGTTAGATTGGTCTGGGCGTCGCGTGGCAAAGCAACACGAGCCGAGCCGATCAGCGCGATAGCCGAGAAGGGACGCGATCATCACGTTGGCGTGTTTGGCCTGCTCGAAGAGGTGAAGGCATGAGTGACCGTGATTTCTGGATTGCCATTCGCGCCGCCCTGCTTGCGGTAGTTGCTGCGATTGAAACGGCCAAACTAGGATGGAAATGCAAACATGAGA